TGCTTTATTAGGGTCTTCATCAAATAGCTTATCTAGTTTTGCAGATTCCTTTTGTCTATTAACAGCGAGTGCTAATTTATTCTTGGCATACTCAGCATCAAAACTTTCGTCAATTAAAGCGCGAGCATCCATAGATTTATGTACAGAATTTATTTCACTATTCAGTGCGGCTTCATCACCTAATCGTGCTTGTCGCAAAGCCTCTGTAGCACCTTGCTCTATATTAGATGTATGTTTCGCGATGCTGTCAGTTTTAACTTTAGTGTCGTGTGCAGTGTTAATTTTTTGTTGTTGTGCAAATATTCTTTGTGACAAATCAGCATCTATGCCTATACGCATCTCAGCAGGTGATGCTTCAAGCAATCCTTTTTTATATGCTTCTGCTTCATTTTGAAACTTTACTGGATCATCTTTATATGTTTCGGCAAGTTCAGCTATTCTTATGCGGCTATCAGAATCACGTTGACTACTCATAGCTTGTGTCAGGGTTTGGTTATATACTGATGCGCCAAACTTAAATGCACTTCTTTTTTCTACCTCACCATAAGTCACTTTGCCAGTTACAGGATCAACTTGACGAGCTTCTTCTGCCGCTTGTACTGCTTCACCAACAGCTTCTTGCTCACGCTTAGTTTTAACAACGTCACGAGTAATGTCATAAACCTGCTCACCAAGACCTGCAAGTGCGCGCATACGAATTTCCCCTGACCGATCTACATCAGTAGGGGTAAACTTTCCATATCTTGTAATAGGTTTAATAGCCATGTTTTATCCTATTTTGTTGATGCAAAGGCATCTGCTCCAGCTTGTAATAAAGTGCCTACAGCACCAATTCTTCCTGCATATGCCGCGGCTTCACCTTCTCTAATAAGTTGACGCTGTTTTAATCTTTCACTAAGGGCTATAGCCGCTTCGCTAGTGGTTGTTTTTCGAGCAGACTCTAAAGATACACTTTGTGGGGTTTCTCCACTTATACCACTCATAGCCATAGCAACCTGATTAGCGGCAATAGCGGCATTTAACTCTTCGCGCCTAGCAAGTTCTTCAGTCTGCGCTCGCAAGCGTTCTTGTTCTGCCTGACGCTTCATAGCCTCTTCTTGCATCTTACCTGTTTGATATTGACCATATGCTTGTGCCGCACCTGCCAATGCAATTAACTGCCACATAATAACCTCTAAGAACTAATCTCGTAATCTATTGCTAATAAATGAAATGGTGTTGGGTCTGGCACTGTAATCTTAGGAACAACCTCTCTACCCCAACCGTTACCACCGTTATTATCTTCTATAATCCCTGTAGAAGGCACTAAAGATGTATTTAGTGGGCTACTACCAGAATCTCCAAACTCCCTTACAGGGACAGCTACACCGTCTATATTAACACCTGCTGAGTTAATTACACGCAAATTCATTCTATCTACGCGCTTTAATGCCATCTGTATATTATCACCACTACGCAAAATTGTGCTTAATGGCATAGGTTTAACAGTAGGTACAAAGTTACGACCTACCTCTATAGTAGCATTAAGCTCTCTTTCTGCATTTGTAAGTTCAACTACGTTAGCATACTGTGCCGCATATCTAGGTGGTAGTACGCTGTTACCTGCAACAACATTAATAAGCTGAAAGCCTGATAAATGTTTTGTACCAGTAAGATACTGCGGATGATAATAACCATCAGCATCTGGCGATGAACTAGGCTCGAACTTAACGCTCATATCCATTAAGCGATCTAACGTAAGTCTTGATAATGTAAACTCATAACCACTAGTAACAGAGCCGCCTGTTTGACATAAAACGTGTAGCACATTGTTTACTGCAACAACTTGCTTATACTTATCTACTGTGCCTGCGAAATCTGTATTACTACCTTGTATCTCACTACCATCAACAGCAACTCTAACTTGGTCAAACTTAGTGAAGCCTGTAATGTCTTGATCGCGCAGTGTGTTCATTACAACAGCAGTACCATCACTGTTAATAACAAATACATAGTTAGCGTCATCTGCTGACACCGCAGTAACAGCATCCATGTCTACAGGTGAATTAATTAGGTGCGATGATAGTACAGACATATCAACACTTCTAAAGCCTTCTTCTCTGTAATCAAAGATAAACTGTCTAAGTGTTCTGCCATTACGGTCTACGAACAATGTAGTGCCATCTAGGGCTAGTGTAGGAACATCCGCACTAAAGCTACCATGTTGTGTTTGTTGCTGTGCATCAAGAGTAGCAGGGGTATTGCCTGTAATGCTATATTCCGCGCCTTCAGTAAATACTGTAACCCCACGACCCCCAGTAACGTCAACAATGGCACTCTTTGAGCCGTTAATAGTAAACAAAAAGCCTTCGTTTGCTTCGCCTTTATCTACTAAGAAATCAAAGTAATTACCTGCTTCTGATGCTAGTAATACTTGTGGCTTATCGCGTGTACCGCCAATCCATAGCCTACCCTGTGCAAATACACCAAGATTTGGATAACCTCTTGTAGAACTCCATATTGCTTCTTTACCATCATTACCACGCGTATAGTTGCCAAAGGTCAAAGGAGATGTTGTTCCAGATGTAGGAAACCCTGTCATTTGGTCATAATTGTTAGCAGATTCACCCGACATAGTAATGGTGTATTCATCAGTGCCAGTTCTAGCCACAGTAATTCCTGCATCACCAAATACAGGCATTTCTTGTAAGTTAAGTTGCATTGAACTAGCTGTAGCAGATTGCTCATCTGCATTAGCATCGCCATGATAAACAATCTCTTTACTAATCGTACCATTTATTTCTAATTGATATTTATCGCCTGCTTCATAGTTGTTATGAAATGTTACGCTTACAACAGCATCAACCTTTGCAGGGCTGTTTCGATCATCAAAGTCATATCGCGGTATGTTAGTAAACGTAGGCGTGTCGTAATAAAACAACCCATCATTGTTGTAGTCATATACTAAGCGTCTAGGCGCAACATCCTTGTTAAACAGCAATAGTACATTTTCGTTACTAGCAACACGATTAGGGTAGTTTGTGCCTAGCCCATGATTAATGTCTTGTAGATATGTTGTTGCTGTATCTGTAACTCTAAATATGCGTAAGTTAGATGGTTGGAAAAACAACAAAAAGCTGTCATTTTTACTTACTTCAAACTTATGCAATTTGTAATCTTCAGATATGTTAGCGGTATCTAACTCATAAAAGTTAACATCCTTTATAGACATATACGCAGTGCCTAATGGAGTGCTTGCCCTACGGACTAATCTCCAATAACGTCTAACGTATGTATTTGGACCGCCAGTAGTAGACACAGGAATATCTACTTTAAGTCTCATATCTTGTTCAAAGTTAGTAATCTTAGGTACTGTTATGCTTTGTTCGTTTGTACCGTCTGCGCCCCAAGTGCTACCATCAGTAGAACTTTCTAAAAGAAACTCTGTGCTAGTAACATCTTCACTAAACTTAATGCCAACAAGGTCAATAAAGCTAACAGTTTTCGTAAAGGTTGGGCTATTAGAAAATGTATTTTGCCATATCACTACGTTAGCATTAGAGCCTATACCGTCAAACTCCCCAACGGTTGATGGGTCATTATCAGCAATATTATTTACATTACTGCCTGACTTTACATTGCTAGAACTAAAAGTAAAACTACCAGTTATTCGTACAGTTTTACCCTGCGGAACATCAATAAACTCAGAACCCATGCGTCTTTTAACACCACCTTGCGGAGTAGTGACTACGTTGGTAGCGATTTGCATCCCTTGATAGTATTGGTCGAGGTCTGTTCTTGCTTTGATGTTTTCAGATAACTCACCACTAACAAACTTGTTTTGGACAAAGTTACTTTTAGCCATCAGAACCTCACATCAATAAATGGTCTGCTCTGTATTGGAGTTACTGGTTGTTGCTGACTATCAGTAAATCTTGCCATTCTTGATTGATTAAGATACTCACTAGCCATAATATCTTTAGTCGTTACGCTATCACGAACAGACAATGCAAAGTCTTTAGCTAATGCGTACTCCATAACTTTAGCAAATGACTCTGGAAACAATGCCTCAGATACATTATGTATGTAGTCAACAGTAATTGATTCTTCGTAGTTTGTGTAGATTTCATTGCCATATATACGATATGGAATGTTAGGGTTGATCTTAATTAGGTACAAAAGATCGGATGGTAAAGTGTACTTCTTCTTCCACTCAGTGCCTACAGGGGCAACTGATTCTGCTGTAACAACAAACTTTTTGCGAGCAAAACTCCACGGGAACTTACTTAACTCTGCTTTCTTAATATTTTCGTACAAGTTGTTAGCTACAACCTGCGCTCGTGCATTGCCAGTAAGCGATGTTATTGGCAAATCACCTATCAGAATTAATGCGTTAGAAATTAAATCTATTTTACTAGCCATGATTTACCTTTATGTAGAAAAGAAAAGGGGGGCGAACCCCCCTTATATGGTGTTGCTTATCCGCCTGATACAGCTACGCCTGCACCAACATCAACTGTTGATCCATCATTACTCTTCACATAAGTGAAAAGCTGTGATGCAGATGAGTGAGTGTCAGTGTCAATAAGGACAATAACATCACCTACGGCAAGTTCATCTGCCGCATTGTTGAAGTAGCCAGAAGCACCAGTAGTAGCAACTGGTTCAGTTGATGCGTAAACATACAACGCACGACCATTACCAGTTCCGCCACCAATTTTACAAAGATTATCTCTTGAAAATGCCATGATTAATTACTCCTTACGCTGAGTGGTATTGTACTTTAACTACACCAGCAGTATCGCGAACACACGCACCTGCTTTAAGCATACCAGTACACAAGTGTGAAGTACGCTCCGGAATGTAATCAATAGTGGTTTTCATGTCAATGCCAATAGCAAGACCAACAGCATCTTGAGAGAAGAAGAATGAATCAGCAGTTGCGCCAGATACAGTCAACCCACCTTCATCACGATCTTCAATAACAATAAAGTTGAAGCCCATGAATGAGTTTACATCGCCATTCACAAGTGCTTTAACACTGTTGTAGTCAGAAGAAGTAAGTTCAGCGTCTTGCAACATATCTTCAAGACCTGCGGCATTAATAACGCCAAACAAAGCTGAATCGCCTACGCCCTGCTTTACTAGTTCTACTTTAGCAGAAGCCAAAGTATCTACAGTAAGTGCGTCATCGTCACCAGTACCGCCTTGTGCAGTTGTAGCTAAAGTAGCACCGTTAAGTGCATCAATAACTAGTTGATCTAGTCTACGACCCAAAGCACCTGCGATAGTAGTTGCTAACTCTTGCTTCTCATCGAAGTTTACTTCAGCCGCATCGAATAAATCAGTGTACTCTGATGCGTGATAGTTAGAAAGAGTTGCAGTAACAAGGCTGTGATCTACGCCCATTGGTACTACTAAGTCAGAAGTGCCTTTTTGGTTAGCTTGACCTTTACCCATTTTGCGGAACTTGTAAGTATCGCCAACAACATTGTTGCGTACAGTTACCGCGCCTTTTAGCTTACCTACGCCTTGGTAAGCGTGTTTTACCATGCTGTCAAACTCCGTGACAGCTACGCTTGATAGTGTATTACTCATTGTAATATCCTCGAAAAAAGAGATTTTTAATTTTAAAAGTTTTTCAAGGTTTTTGCTGAGTACCCAGTAAATTGGTCAGCATCCAACCTAAATTTACCGAGCCTATGGGGATAGGGTATTCGATGCGCTAATTATAACACCGAATACCCATACTTGTAAATATTAACGACCTTCAAAAGATGCAAGCATTTTTTGTATCTTAGCTTCATGGTTTGGGTCAACACTTCGTAAGAACTGTCCTGTTTCATTTTTCTTAAACATTTCAGCCTCTACGTCTGCCCACGTTAGACCTTGTGGATGCTCGCCACCATCGATAGGTAGTTTAGTAGGCATGGTTGCCTTTACAATCATTTCAATCAACTCAACGCTTTCAGCAGTTGTTACTAGCTCTTGCGCGGCTGTATATGTATCAGCGTCTAGGTTGTTCTTCAAAAACCCTTCAACAGTCTTTAGTCGTTGAGTAGCATTCTCGCCTAGCTTCTGCATTTCCATTTCTGTAGATACTTCTTCCACTGCTTGTTCCTGTGCAGTTAATAGTTCCCATGCGCGATTGTACGCATCCTGAGACATATTAGTATCGTTAGCAAACTCAGTTAGTTCAGCAAGTAACGCATCGTCTTGTTCTACACCTTCAGGGGAAACATAACCATCTTTAGGCGCACCTTTAAACCCACCAAACTTCTTTTCAAGTTCGTTATAGGCTTTGGCTTGTTCTGCTACTGACTGGTACTTATCAGACTTATACCACTCTGGTGTTTCACCTGTACCCTTAATACCTTCAGCTAGAAAATACTCGTTATCACCCAACGTAGGTGCGGCATTGTCTAACAAGGTATCAGAAGTAGCTTCTTGTACTTCGGCTTGTTCTTCGGACATATTAACCTCTTACTTTAGCTTGTTGTATTAAATTAATTACATACTTAACCACGCCCGACTCACCATTATGATAAGCGGCTTCGTAGTTTACGTTCTGTGATTCAAAGGGAGTGTCGTTACTATAGATAAAACGAGATGTTAAATCTTCAAGAACTTTCTGTCCTTCAGGCGTAGAGAAACAGCCATTGTATGCCTTAGCAAGTTCAATGGCTTTTAGTCTCTGTTCTTCTGCGTACTTAGACTTAGCTTCTGTAGAGGCTTTATCTATGTTATTCCAACTCAAAGTGTAGTCTGTCCTTGCATCGGTTGCTCACCACTTGTAGCACCCTGTTCAAATGCTTGCGCTCCTGCTTGGATTACTTGCTGTTTCTCAGCATCACTTCGTATTAGACTTGCAGGAACTCCTGCTTTCTCAGCAACCCATGATGCAAACTCTTCGGTCTTCAAACCAATACGCGCTTCATCTGGACCTGCTGTTGTTAATACAAATTGCACAGCTTGTTGAACATTAAGTATATCTTCAGCGTCTTGCTGTCTTGCTAGTGGTGACATAAATTTAATATCAATGTCTCTACCATCTAACTGAAGAGGCTGTATAAGCCCTCTACGAGTTAATATAGCAACAACACGCTTTATAATAGGGATTAATACTTCAGTTTGCAAGCGACCAAATGCAGAACCTATGCGTTTTGCTAGTTCTCTTGACTCAATAGCTACCTCTGTAGCTGATCTAACTGCACCTGTTGGGTCACGCAAGTCGTTAAATAATGCACGTTTAATAGCCACTTGCATATCATTAATAACAAACTGTGAAAGTTGTAGGTTAGCACCAGTATCTAAGCGTCTTAACGATGGGTTAGCATTGTTGTTAGAACCAACTGGAATAACAACTCCGGGGCTTATACTAATATTGTAGGGGTTTGTAACACCATCATCAGTAGCAGTGTACATACCTGCAAGGTCAATAGCCGCCTTTTGTAGAGTAAACTCTTTAGCTTTGTTTAATGACTTAACATCAGGCAGTGCTTGTAACGCAGGACCGCGACCACGAATCTCACCTGCTACTTTAGAGTAACGACCTGTTACCCACGGTGATGACTTGCCGTAATCTTCAGCCCAACTTAATACGTTTTCTTTGTTTACCCATAAGCACCCAAAATATTTTTTCTCTTTGGGTAAGTAGATCACGCCTTCGTATGCTTTTACTTTAGTATCTGGCTTATCTTGTATTACTTTTTCCATCGATGGAGACGCTTTGAAGCCTTTCCACTTTCGAGGCAGGTCTTTTGCTTTGACCTCAAATCTACGCCAATGTGTCTCAACATTCCCTTGTGGACCTTCTTCAAATGCAATACCTTTTTGTGGGATAGCATTAAAAACAATAGGCATATCATCGTCTTCGTCTTCGTCAATGCGAAGTGTGCCTGTACCAATTAAAAGGTCTAGGGCGTGTTCATAGAACTGTGTAGCAAAGTTAGAACGGTTAATATAATCAAAGACTTCTTCTGCTTGCTCTTCAAGGTTACGTCTTATGTCTTCTTCAGAAACATCAAACTGACCTGTTTGTAGCAGTTTAAGTACACGTAGTGATGGCTCAAAAGTAGCCCAACGCGACCAGATAGGGGCTACATTTTCTTGTAGTTTACTAGCACCTTGTTGGATAGCTTCAAGAGCAGTAGAGTCAAAGATTTTATCCATCTTTTTCTGCCCTGCAACAGTCTCTTCAAATAAGTTTCTGTTAGGCAAAAAGTATTCATACGCATCATCTAACGTATCTGTCCAATGAGTAGCGTGTTTAAACGCCTGTGCTTCGCGTCTTTTAAGGTCTTCTATTGTTCCGAGTTCTGATGGTATTTTCATTATTAACGCCCCATTCGACTTGCCATTCTTTTGGCAAACGCACTCATATTTTGTCTTTGCCTTTCCTCGCTAGATATAGCTTTACTATGAACTACATCTTCTTGCTTCATGCCAGTATCAGGCTTAATGCCACCGAGTAATGACTTAACGCCTAGCTTGCCGCGAGCCTGTGATTTCAGCATACGCTCTGTTCTAGCGCGTTCTTCACGCAAACCAAGTTGAGTTCTTTTTTCTAAAGCTAGTTCTTCAGGGGTTGGCTCTGGTGCTTTTGGTCTGCTACCCATTGTTCTTCCTCATGTATTTGTACAGTTGATATGGTGTCCAGATAAAAGGGTTTCTTATCCCTAATATTTGTTTTGTATGCCCTACACAAGTATTTAACATAAACAAAAAACGTCTACACCGTTTGGGCTTATAACTTAATAGAATATAATTATCGTCGATTATACCATTTTTTGCGTCAATCGTGAACAAGTCGAAATCATTCGTTGACTTCCCGCAAACAATTAGGCGATTTACAGAGGGTTTTACAATATAACAGTGTCTTATTCCTTTTTTTAGAAAGGGACTCCACCAGTTATGTCTGTCATCAGTAAAGACAACAAAGACTTCAGAAGACACTGAAGTTGACCTTTGCTTGTGTAGGTTTAGTAAACTTACCAGTAGAACGCAGTGCTGAACGACCTTCACCTTCACCTTGTAAAGCGTACTCAAGTGCTTCTACAGGGTGAGAGTATTCATTTTTATCTGGTTCGTCAGTGTAGTGTTCCCCTGATTTCTGTACTCTACGGTAACAGAATCCGCCTTGTAGACCTTTACGGATCATAGAGGCTTTGGGTAGGACAACGAATCGTGGCTGTCCATCCATACACATTTCTTTCATGGGTACTTCTAGGGCGGCTCTACGTTTTAGAGGGTCATTAGATGCTGTTGGTTGACAAGGGACACCTGCCGCACGAAGTATCTGGAATGGTGTTTCCGAGTTGGCTTGGTTTTTATTGTTGCCAGAAGGATCACCCCACCCTTTGAACTCATGGTCAGGGTACTTTTCCTCAATGTATCGTTTAAGTGTAGGTGCAAAATCAACAGCACCAGAGTCGGTAAGAACCATCTCATCAAAACATATCCATCTGCCTATGGCAGTTCGTTGTATAAACGCACACGCAGGCGTACGACCAAAGTCCATTCCTAAGACGATAGGGTAGTCAAGGGATGGCTCAAAGTCATCCATGTGTTGACAGTGTACGCTATCAGTATACATAGGATGTACTGGCTTACCGTTCGATACAAAACCATATTCATTAGCTAAGTTTACCTTTATCCAGTCATCAGACTTACCATTTAGACCACGCTCATAGTAGCCATCAGGTAAGTTCTTTAAGTTTTCAGCTTTAGGGTTTATTTTCCACTCTTCACCGTCTTTGTAAACTCCACCTGCCTGCCTAAAAAATGACCAATCTTTAGGTCGTTCAATCTCAGCTAGTTTGAAATACCAGTGGTCTTCATCAGGGGCGTTAGAGTCTCCAAGCATTCCATGATGTGTAGGCTTGATTCCTTCTTTGGGAGAGGGATAACGACCATGACGTAGGTCTAACATATCTAAAACGGCTTTAGAATGCTCTTTCGTCTCGTTTAGCCACACCCAAGTACATTGGATACCCCTTGCCTTTTTAACGTGTTCAGGGCGGTCAAAGGCGATAAATACGACATCACACTCAACCTCTGTACCATCTTCTAGGTTAAACCTCATGAAGTGCGTAGGGGGTTCTTTATTACCTTGTTTGAAGTCACCTAGTTCACCATGTATCTCTAGCCAGTCCTTAATAGTGGTAGAAAACAGTTCAGAGTAGGTATTACGAGCCGCAATAACACGAGATAGTCGTTTGTTGTAGTTCTTGTGTTCAGGGTCAGTAACAGGCTCTTGTTCACAGATAAGGTCTAACAGTTTGAGGATACATTGGACAGTCTTACCCGACCCCAACGGACCCATAATAAATGAGTTACGTGCGCGACAATCAGAAAAGTCTTGGAGAACTTGTCCCTGTGGGCATAAGTCGTATTGTATTTGGCTCATTTTTTCTTACCAAATATCTTGTCCCAGTTTTCATGATATTTCTTCCTAGACTCAGCAGTAGAGTTTCTAGGCTTACTACCTTTACCACCATTCTTCTCTGGGAAGTGCCTATTGATTGTTTCTTTACTCAGCTTATGTAAATGACCCTTCATCTAACTCATCCTCAAAGTTTGCAGACATCTTATCATACACTATATCTAAGATTTCACGCATTAACATTTCATCCTTGTCTATTAAAGCATTACCGAAACTTTGAATCAACTCCAAGTCAGTGTCACTAACGTATTCATCACTTTCAATTATTATCATCGTAACCTTCCAATGTATCTCTTAATATAATATGTTTACAAAGGTCAATATAGAATACCGTTTTTTCATCGATTAGAGAGCTTGCAACCTCAACCTGACCCTCTTCTATACTAATGACTATTAAATCGCCTGTAAAGCCATCTGAGGGCGTTTTACGCATATTGGGGCGAATAGGGGTTACTTTCATAAGACTCCAAATTTTTTTTTGAGGGGCATATATATATACACAACACGCGCCACTTCGGGAAGGGGGGGTCTATTCCTCGCCATCTTCCTTATTATTGTCTTGCAAACCATCAAACCTTTTACGCTGTAGTGATACAGTGACGCCAGTATCGCCAGACATTTCTACCGCCTTTAATTTTGGAGCGACAAATTCCGCAATCTTACCCCATGCTTGGATTGATTCCTTTTGATTGGCTACGCTTGGCTCACTCTCTGCCAATTCATCTAGCTTGACTGCTTGTTGTGCCATCTTCATTACAGGGTCGAACTGTTCCCCAT